AGTTGGTAGGCGTAGGATAGGTAGACGTAAGGGTTATATTGACAGGGGTAGTAAAATGTAGTAGATTATTTAATAACTTTATAAATATACAAATGCCCCATAAAGTTAGCAAAAAAACACTCATTAAGAAGTTAGATACGGCGTGGAGCAGGGCGGTTAAAGAGCGTGCTGGTAACAAGTGTGAGGTATGTGGGAAAAGGGAGTCTCTTAATTCACATCATTATGTTTCCAGGAGTAATCGCAGGTTAAGGTGGGAAGTGGCGAACGGGATTTGTGTTTGTGCAGGTTGTCATTTATTTAAGAACGACTCTTTTCACAAGAACCCCATTTTTGGGCATTTCTGGATGGAGGACAAGCGTTGGGAGGATTTCCAGTGGTTGACTTGTCACCAGAACGAGATAGCAAAATGGACTTTGGCGGACATGGAGGAGAAGTTAAAGGAGTTGGGGTCATGAACAAGACGGAGGCCAGATTTAGTACCAGTAGTGAGGGGATAGCGGCGTACCTTTTATGGCATTCTGTGTACCCAGACAAATGGGCGGAACTGGCGGTAGGTCCTGTGCTTATGTATTACACTAACAAGGACTACAACGGGATTATGCTTAAATACTGGAAGGGTTTTGGTATACCTGTGTGTGAGTTTAATGAGTGCTTGGTTGTGAGTAAGCGTATATTTACAACGGGCTTGATAGAGGAGGACTGGTTCTTTGATATGTGGGACGAGATATATGACATTAGAAGCGACTACAAGAACAGAGGCCAGTTGGTACTGTTGGATGACAAGATAGACTGTGAGGACGGTGAAAGTGGAATAATGGTATAATGGATTAGTTAACCTATAAGTAGCAATTACTATGAGGGCAAGGAGAGATAGCCAAGGGAAAACAGGTAAAGAGACGATAGGGGCATTGAATAAAGATATGCTTCTTGAGTGTTATACCACAGAGGACGTTAGAGAGGATTATACTAACCTCAGGAAAAGGCTGAGCGACCCTAAGACCGACAATAAGGAGTTTGCTGCTTTGCTTAGGATGGTTTGGGAGTTTGCTATGGTAAAACCTCCTAGGGCTACTGATGTTACAAGTAAGGGCGAGTCCATTAAGGCGGGTATTTTTATTGACTGGGGGGACGAGGATGAAGAAGTACCAACCTCATAAGTACCAGAGGGTGTTTCATAAATCCAGTGCAAGGTTCAGGACTTTAATAGCAGGTCGCCGTGGGGGAAAAACTCTAAGTGGCACGATAGAGGCACTACGCTGGGCTGATAATCATCCTAATTCTAGGGGTATGATAGTAGCTCCAACGTATCCTATGTTAAAGGATGTTAATATTCCTATGTTCATGGACTGGTGTCCTTCTCATACTATCGCCGCTTGGAACAAGCAAGACCATAAGGTAAAGTTGCTTAACGGCAGTGAGATTACTTTCAGAAGTGGTGATAACCCTGACAGGTTAAGGGGGGTTGGTTTGGACTGGCTTTGGTTGGACGAGGCTTCTTTTCAGGATCGTGGTGTGTGGGAGGTGGTGTACCCTGCGTTGACTGACAAGGGTGGTGTGGCGTGGATTACTACAACCCCGCAGGGTTATGATTGGGTGTATGAAATGTTTTACAAGCCTGCAATGGAGGGTCAAGAGGACTTTGCTACTTGGAGGTTTGCTACAGAGGAAAACCCTTACATTGACAAGAAGTTAATCGAAAAGGCTAAGGGGGACTTAAGTGAGGTTATGTTTAGGCAGGAGTATTTGGCTTCCTTTGAGAAGTTTGAGGGCTTGATATACCCTGACTTTACCGAAAAGCATATTATTAACATTCCAAGCCGTGATATACAGGATATATTCTTTGTGGGGTTGGATGTGGGTTGGAATCACCCGACTGCCATGTTACTTATGAAGGAGGACACTAAGCACAGGCTTTATGTAGTGGACGAGGAGCGTAAGTCTCAATTAACAGCGGTTGAAATAAGCAATCACCTCTTAGCAATGCTAACACGTAATGGGCTTGGTAGGGAGGACGTAGTTTCGTACGTGATAGACCCCGCAAGTAAGGGTACTCAGCAGACTTCGGGCATGAGTATATACGACCAGTTAGCAGAAGAAGGTTGGGGTTTTGTACTTGGTGATAATAACGTAATGGCGGGGATTAATAGGGTTACAAGGTTGTTTAGGGAAAAGAAGTTGTTTGTGGGTAAAAACTGTGTTATGTTAAGGGACGAGCTGGTCAATTATCATTGGCGTAAGTGGAAGGAAGACTTAGACACCGATAGGGCAAGGCCTTTTAAGTTAAAAGACGATTTGGTTGATGTCTTACGCTATGTAGCAATGTCAAGGCCCGATTGGTTTGACAGGCCCGAATTGGATATATATGGCAGGCTGGTTGAAGAGGTGGAGGACGGTGAGCCAGACACAATAGACTTTTTGGAAGTGGAAGAGGGTGACCTTTTAGGGGACGGGGGTGATATATATTAGTTGTGATATAATTATATATGGACGTAATGATATTGATAATTGCAGTTGTAGCGGTAGGCGGTTTAGTGGCTACTTGTATAGTGCAGTTAGTTTCAGGCAGGAAAGAGCGTGAGGGGTTGTACAAGTTGATTAAGAGCGAGACTTTGGGGGATTTTATAACTGCGGTGGACAAGGACGAGAAGGAAGAGAAAGAGCCTGAGGAGGTAGAGATACCAGTTGACGAAATACCTTTTATAGAACCGAGGGAGTAACTTTAGTTAATAGAACATGGCATTAAAAGACACAGTGCGGGGTTTAATAGGCAAGCCCGAGCGTGAGAGTAAGGAGAAGTACGACGAGGTGTACTGGCTTGAGTACTTAAACACCAAGTTTGAGGAGAGTAAGAACTACCGAAGTACCCACGTTGAAAGACAGTGGTTTATTAATAACTCTTATTACAAGGGCAACCACAGTATCAGGTATAACAAGAATACGGGCAAGTTGTCCTTTGGCAGTAAAGACCCCATGGATTTTTACATTAACCAAGTGTATGCAACGTGCAGGGCGATTAGGGGGGCGGTTACTAAAACACAGCCCACTTGGGACGTGGACGCATTGCCTTATGCTACATTGGACTCTAATGCTTCTAGGATACTTGGTGAGTACCTGGCGTTTGTGTATGACAAGCTTCATGTTAAGCACTTAACTAAAAAGGCGGTGCTTTATGGTATGTTGTATGGGCAGGGTATATTCCAGTATGGTTATGACGCCGAGGCGGACAATGGGGAGGGCTTGCCTTGGTTGCAGGTACTGGATCCGTTTGACACTTACATAGACCCTTATGCCACAGGTATTGAGAATGCTAGGTATGTGATTAAGGTTGTATCAAGGCCAAAGGAAATTGTAGAAAAGAACCCGCATTATGACACTAAGGTGGTGAAGGAATTAAGTACAACCAGCAAACAGAGCGAGAGTATGTACAAGGAATTGATTAACACACGCAACAGTGAGTCTTCTACAAGTTCTGAGAACCTGCTTTTACATGAGGGTTGGTTTGTTACAGAGGACGGGATTAGAGTAATCACTGAGTGTGAGGGGAAGATTTTAAGGAATGAGATTACCGAGTTTAGGAAACTGCCGTTTGAACTGTACTTTCCTGATATATCCTTAAACGAGCTTTATGGCGAGGGTTGGGTGAAGAACCTAGTACCGCTTAACAAGGCGCTTAATTACTTGGAGAAGTCCATACTTGAGTACAATATAATCTTTTCCAAGGGTAAGTATATAACTGACTCTAATTCAGGCATTAAGATAATCAATAACCGAAACGGGCAGGTGCTAAGGCATAAGCCAGGTCACAGTGTGGCCCAAATGGACATGAAGCCCATGAGTGCAACCCCATTTAACCAGATAAACAACCTTAAGGAGTACATTCAAAACATTGGTGCAGCCCACGAGGCGTTTATGGGTAAGGCCCCAACGGGTGTTACTTCAGGGGTGGCGTTTGATACTTTGGTTGCAAATGCTTACACTAACATAATTGATTTAATAGACAATTTAGCGGACACTTTGGCACGACTTGGTGAGGACATTTTAGACCTGGCCTACGACCACCAATTGATTACTAAGCCTTTCAGAACCCAGGGGGGTGAAATGTTTGGCATTATCAGTGGGCAGGTTGGTGAAGAGAATGTCCCTAGGACTGTAAAGGACGGAAAAGATGTCATGGGTTATGATTTAGGGGGTGAGGTAATGGAAATTGTACAAATACCAAGAAACCCTGAGGTAAAGGTTAGAATAAGTAGTGGGGTGGCCCACACTAAGGAGGGTAAACGTGAGATACTAACCATGTTAAGGGGCGGTGGAGACTTGAGTAGAAAGACATTACTTGAAAATTATGACATAGACCCAGAGGAAGAAGAAGCTAGACTTGAGGAGGAAAAACTGGAAGGGTTAAAGGTACAAATGGCCTTAGAGGGTGGACAACCACCTTTAGAGGGCTCTGAGGGGCTTGTAGGGGCTCCTGAGGAGGTGCCTTTAGACCCAGAGATACCTATGTAAACTTGTGGTTTTTGGGTAGGGGGCTTCCTCGGGCCTCTTACACAAAGGCCATGTGGTATAATGGGTAAAGGCCACAAGCCTGAGTTCTTTATATAATTTTATTCCCGTGCGAGACAGAACTCGTTAAAATGTGGGTATATTTATGGACAATGAGGAAATGGACGTAACAAGCACAGAGGCAACTGTGGACAGCTCGTCTGATGTCGAACAAACAGCACCTGATACATCTGCTGAGGAGCAGTTAAACACCGAAGGTGAGAAGCCAGAGAAGGGCAGAATCCCTTACGAGAGGTTTCAAGAGAAGGTCGTTGAGCTCAATGAAATGAAGGAGCAAATGGCCGAGTTGCGGGCTAAGGCAGAGATTGCTGATAGATTAAGCCAAGTGGTATCCCCAGTGGACGACCCTAGGCAGAAGCAATTGGAAGCCGCAAGGCGTGAGCTTGAATCAATGGGTTATGTGGACAAAGACACAGTAGCTCAATTGGTAGAGGCAAAACTTAATGAGTACAAATGGCAGGAGAGGTTTGTTAGTCAAATGGACCAGCTTGAAAAGAAGTACGACGGGAAAGACGGCAGTCCGAAGTTTGATCCTGAGAAGGTAGCGGACTTCATGGACACCCAGTACAAGAAGGGGAACGTAATTACAGACCCCGAGACGGCCTTTAAGATGATGAATCTTGACAGGTTAGCCGAGAGTAAAGCCAAGTCTCAGAAGTCTAGTACTTACAGTGAAGCCCCAGGCAGGCCTGTACACGAGGAGACAGACCAAAGGAAGGCCGATTTAGCAGCCGCAGCACAAACGGGTAATGTGAGCGAGTTTCTTAAGAAGTACGTTAGCATTCCCGATTAACCGAGGGTTATAATTTTAGAACTTATTAGAATGGCTATACATCAAACTTATGATGTCGCAACCAACCACGAAGATTTGACAGATGTATTGGTCTTAATGGGACAAATGAAAACACCAATGTTTTCTAATCTCCCTAAAGTGAAGGCAAAGAATGTTCTTCACGAATGGCCAATTGCCTCTTATGCGACAGCTACAGCCAACGCTCAAGTGGAGGGATTCACTTATTCAGCAGGCTCACTGGCTTCTCCTACAAGGGGTCAAAACTACACTCAGATTTTTGCTAAGGTAGGTTCGGTATCCGAATCCCAGAGAGCGTCAGACCCAGCAGGCTACAAAGACGAGTATGCTTGGCAGGTTGAGAAGTCTCTTAAAGAATTGGGTAGAG